GGGGAGGATTCGAACCTCCCTCTGGACAATAAAGCCCAGTCCAGTCCTGCTTGTTTAGCAGCACCCGCATAATGTGTTTTAAAGGTAACACACCCTTGGCATGCCTGTAGTTCACGAAAGGTCGTGAGACAAATAGTGTAAGTCGCGAGACTGGCATATCAACTACAACGGCAATTACCGATGTCGTCAACTGGTTCGGCGCCCAGTGCCCCACTGCAGATTATGCTGCTCAAGGTACCGGGGTCTCTAGCCCTTTTGGGAGGGAGAGGTGCCCGTTATGAGAGCGATCTCTGACGGATTCATAAGGATAAGTCCTCATGGTCCGTATCCGAGTCAACCCAGCAGACGTAAGAACGGACGGTCTTGGTAACAAGATCTGAAGTTCGGAACCTCAGTCTGTTGGTACGGGGGAGCTTAGCTCCCCCCTATAGGGGTATGGAAAGTCCATGTCACTCCACCTTCTGAACGCCTATTAATGGGGTTAGTAAGTTGCCGCCGACAGGCACTGAGACTCCGAAAGGAGCGCCCAACGCTTGTGGCAGACCATGGTCATTCCGCATCCTAAGTCAAAAACCATTGACTCAAAATACGAAGCGACACCTACCAGCCCATTAGGTGCGTGTCAGGAGGATCTGGGCAGAGGCCTCTGACCCTAGGAGGAATGTGTCTTTACGACTAGTCCTTTGGTCACACCTTAGTCCGGAGTAAACCAGACGCAACGCTTAGCTGCGTGGTTACTAGGACCGGCCTGCCTCCCCCCTGTGCAGAAGTGCACAGTGGAAAACAGGATAGGTATCAAAGCTACAACGTAAGACACTTAATGTATTTACTAATCTTCTCCCTTGGACTGCATAGTCCTCAGGTTCGGATGTTCCATACATCAAGGGCCCTGCTGATGCTCGCTGACCACCCTCTCTTCAACCGTGTTGATTGGGTTAAAGTAAGAGCAGGCCAGTTCTGTGTCGTCGATCCGATCGACCCATCTTCGGTTCTCTACTTGTCTGAGCGGGATTACAAGTTACAGATTCGAGTGAGTATCTCACAAGATTCTCCTCTTATTGTGCTTGCCCGACCAGGCGAGTCTCCACCTAGTTCCCCAGCATCTACTAGTACCAACTCCTCAAACTCCCCCCACTCTGGTGCCTTTTCAGGGGCAACCAAAAGTAGTTGGCGTATGGGACCTGCCTGGACCAGCGATCCGGAGCATTCTCCGGAACAGCATGCCGCGGCCAAGATCGCAGGGGGCGTAATGCCCCCGCGACGAGGCTTCGGGACAGGTTTGGACGGGAAGCCCATACAATTCTACGATTCTCTTTCTATGGAAGGAAACTTAGTTTCCACCCCACGGAGAGAGGATCATTGGAAGTTCCTTAATTGGTACAAAAGTAGGTTAGCCAAGTACCTAAGTGTTGACAAGTCTAGTGGCGATTCCTTGGTCACGCCTTCAGGAGAAGTCCTGAAGACCCTGATCCTCGGGTGGGGTGTCGACCTCACCTTCAGATCAGGTGGACCTACGGTCACGCGCTCGGGCCTGCAAAAGGCATTACTCCGCTTAGGTCAGGATTTGACACGCATCCTCGAAACCAGGGGGCCTCAGGCCCTAATCTTGAAAATGAAGAACACGCTGTTCTTCATGAACAAGTGGTTAGGAGGAGTAAGCGAGCCGAACCCCTTCCTGCTCGGTGAGCCGGTCGGCCTGGCACGGTCAGGGCTGCCTCGAATCATTCCTCTATATTTTAGAAGATTGATCGCGCAGCGGCATATTCCAACCATCAGGGTGATGGAAGGAATCCTAAAGAGCTACTCAGCTCTGAAGGGGCAACATGCGGAACAGGACCTATCTAGTGTGATAGGTCCTCATCCGTCGATCCCTACTGAGTACCTGGAAGGGTTCCAAGTATTCTGTCGGGACATCTTTTGGCCTAAGGTTATGAATTCATACCTTAATGACAAAGGAATGTTGCATCTGCTGCATCCTGACTTCCTGACAGACGAAGACTCACATTTGTCTCTACCACAACGTGGTGGCCCAAACGCCTCAGTAGCAATACTGGGCGCTCCACTCGACGCACTTGCATGGGACCTTTGTCCCGTCAACTGGCCGATGGAATGGGCACGTCATGTAGGTGACGAGCGGACGATCCGTCTCTTCGAAGAAACAATTCTTTGGGCCAAGCGAGGCCTATCCGACCATAATGGAAGGGTAGGTCCCGTTGAGCTGGGAACTCACAAGAAACTTGTGACCAGCAAGCTCGGATTAATACCCGAGCCTGCAGGGAAAGTTCGAACTATAGCTATAGTCGACTACTGGACTCAGCGTGTGATGAAGCCCGTACACGATTGGATGATGAGGTTGCTATCCGCCTTGCCGGCGGACGGTACCTTCAATCAAGAGGAAGCTCTTGAATCATATGCTCGGCAATGTGCCGTTGCTGGTGTGGTGACACACCACAGTATAGATTTAAAATCTGCTACTGATCTGATTCCGATTGCCCTGTACGAGGCCTTGTTTAAAGGATTGCTCGACGAAGTAACAGTGGATCTTTGGATCCACGTGTTAACTGATCGATGGTTTCTTGTGCCCGAGTCAGATCTAGTCGTTGAGTCCCTCCACAATACTGAAGTTCAGTACGGTAGAGGCCAACCGATGGGAACCCTTTCCTCATGGGCGAGTATGGCTTTAGTGCATCATGCACTGGAACTTTACTCAGCCCACAGGGCGGGGTTAGACCCTGTAAGTTTCACAACTTATAGAGTCCTAGGTGATGACAACGTCACAGGGAACACAGCCGTTGCAGCGATGTACCGGCAGGTGTGTGGGGAACTACATGTACCTTTCAGCCCTTCCAAGACATTGGACGGGAAGCTGCTTATCTTTGCGTCTCGAGTACGACTCGAGGGCGAAGATATAAGCCCACTCTCTTTGAAAGAGGAGCTAGGGGTGAAATCTTTTTCGCAGCGGCTTGAAGCGGCTCTCAGAGCCTACTCAAGGGGGTACACTGGTGATAAACCATCAGTAGCTCGCTTTCTTAGACTACTTATCCCTCGTGTGAACTATGTTCATGCCTTGGATTTGTTTTCAAAAGGAAGATTGGGTTGTGTAGTCCAAACTGCCTTGGTCAGTGCGTTCGGAGTCGCAGGTAGGCTATTAGCCCGCC